ATCAGGCACGGCCAGCAGGGCTCCCCGACCGACCGCACACGGCTGACGACCTTCGCCGCCGCTCGCGACGCAGCCGCGCGCATGGGCTATGACGGCGTCGGCTTCGCGCCCCTGCCTGACTTTGGGTACACCTTCCTCGACTTCGACCATTGCGTCGGGCCGAACGGTGAGATCCCCAGCGACATTGAGCGCATCATCGTGCGCACCTACGCTGAGTACAGCCCCAGCGGCAAAGGCATCCGCGCCGCGCTGAGGGGCAATCTGGGCAACCATAAGAGCCACGCCACGCCCGACCGCTTCGGCTTCGAGACGTTCAGCAGCTCAGGCTTTGTGACCTTCACCGGCAACATCCTGCCAGCCTGCGAGATGATCGGCCTTAAAAACACCGTCGCCGACGTTGACCAGTACACGGTCGACCTATGCGAGACCCGCTTCGGTTCGGTGCAGAACAACGTCATCGATCCCGACGACTTCATGGCAGGCCGCGAGCCGCGTCTGGGCCTGACCATTGAGCGCATGGAGGAGCTAGTCTCCGCCCTCGATCCAGACATGGGCCGCGAGCAGTGGATCAAGGTCGGCATGGCTCTGGCCCATGAGACCGACGGCGGCGATGACGGCTTCGAGATCTGGGACGACTGGTCGAGCGAAGGCTACACCTACCCCGGCACTGAAGGCCTGCGCGTTCAGTGGGACAGCTTCGAGCGGCGCAAGGGCTCCAACCGCAAGCAGGTCACCATGGCCTCCGTTATCAAGATGGTAAAGGACGCCGCAGCAACGCGCCCCAGTAAGGCGGCGAGCGCCTATGAGGTGTCGGCCAAGGCCGATGCGCTCGTCGCCGATCTGGAAGCGTCAGAGGGCGTCTATTCGCCTGCGGGCTACACCGGCAAGTTCCCAGTCCTGTCTGCCGATGAGATGAGCAGCCAGAAGACGGCTAAGTGGCTCATCAAGGGCGTCGTGCCTGCCGCCGACATCGTCACGATCTTTGGCGCGTCAGGCTCAGGCAAGAGCTTTGTCGTGCTTGAGATGGCGGCCTGCATCGCACTGGGCGTGCCGTGGCGCGGCCACAAGGCCGAGAAGGGCCGCGTCGTGATCATCGCGGCGGAAGGCGCAGGCAGTTATGGCAAGCGCATCAAGGCGCTGGCGCAGCATCTGGGCATCTCGCCTAAAGATCTGGACATCGGCGTGATCGTGGTGCCGCCCAACCTCATGGAGGAGGGCGACGTCACCGAGCTGGCGGCATCGATTAAGGCGGTCGGCGGCGTATCCCTGATCGTGATCGACACCTTTGCGCAGGTGACGCCCGGCGCGAACGAGAACGGCGCAGAGGACATGGGCCTCGCCCTTGCCAACGTGCGCGTCCTGCGCACCGCGACAGGCGCGACGGTCGAGCTTGTGCATCACGCAGGCAAGGACGCCCACCGAGGCTCACGCGGCTGGTCAGGCATCCGTGCCGCCGTCGACGCCGAGCTGGAAGTGACGCGCGATGAGAACAGCGGCGCACGCCAGATCCGCACCAGCAAGCAGAAGGACGGCGAGGACGGCCTGCGCTGGGGCTTCAAGTTGGAGACGATCCTGCTGGGCTTCGACGAGGACGGTGACGAGATCACAAGCTGCGTCGCAGTCGAGGACGAGGTGCGGTCGACCGTGACCGAAGACAAGAAATCCGTGAAGCGTCGCGGTCGGCTTGAGACGCATGTGCTTGAGGTCATGACGACCTTTGCAGAAGACGCCGTCGTGCGTGCAGAAGAGCTCATCCAGAAGGCTTGCGATATGTTACCACCGCCTGAGCAGGGCAAACGTGACATCCGCCGCCAGTCGATTGTCAGGGCAATTCAACAACTTAGCAAGGAAAAGGACGGCCCTCTGCGCATGGAAAAAGGCATTGTAATTTTTTACGAATAATTTTGCTTAGGGGGGTTGCAATGCCTAATTGCAGCGACTATATGATGTCTATCAGCAACGCAAATAGGAGTACACATCATGGCAACTGTAGCCGCAACCATTTCCAACATTTCCCCAGTCGACCGTCTGGGCGACATCAAGGCCGAGATCGCCCGCTTGAAGGAGATCGAAGCTTTTCTCACCGACGAGATCAAGGATCTTGGCGCAGGTGCCCACGAGGGCGACACCTTCCGCGCCACCGTGTCCGAGATCGCCGAGCGCCAGTCGCTCTGCCCCAAGGCAGCCGAAGCCAAGCTTCGTGAGCTGGGCGTCGACGGTCGCTGGTTCAGCAAGAACCAGAAGACCACAAAGGGCTACACGACCGTCAAGGTCGTGGCGCGCAAGGCCTAATCCGATGATGGGCATCCTTGCAGCAGAGTTCACGTCACGGGGCCGCAACGTCCCCGCGACAGTGTACCTTACGCGGATCGTGGGCGGGCACCGCACGCACCTGATCGGCTTCAACGTGAGCGGCAAGCGTGAAGCGCGTCAGCTCGCCAAACAGTACGGCGCGCAGCCGTGGAACTTTTGAGGGGAATTGAAATGGACCGCACATATTACCGCACCGAAGAGGATCAGCAACTGATCGAGGAGGCGAAGTACAACCCGAACTCGGAGCTGGCCGTCGTGCTGGCCGAGCGTTTGGATGACATAATGCTCGAAGCCGAAACGGATCTGTATGAGGCCAACGAGCGCACCGCCGACGCAAACCGCGAGGTGAGCCACCTCGAAGACAAGGTCTATGAACTGGAAATGGAAATCAACAAACTCGAACTGATGATCAGCCAGCGTGACGAAACTATTGAAGAACTGAGAAAAGGAAACTGATAGATGATTAAGATCGAAGTAGCAGGAAATAGCATCCCCGAAGTGGCCGACAAGCTGTTGGCTCTTGGTCACAGCCTGTACAGCAAGGCTGTTCTGCCCATTGCCAATGGGGGCACAGGTGCTCAGACAATCGAAGAAGTTATGGGGGTAGCCGAAGCCGCACCCGTGGACCCTACTCCGGCCCCCAAGAGTGCCGAGGCTGCGGCTGGCTCCGAGAGCCAGCCAACGACGACGGAACCCTCTTCTACCCCTGCTCCTGCGGCATCGGCCTCCGAGCCGCTCAACTTTGAGTTGGACGTTGCGCCGGTGGTGCTGCGTGCGGTGGCCGCAAAGGGTAAGCCATTTGTGCAGGACGTCCTGTCTGAGTTCGGCGGCGTCCGCGCCTCGGATCTGGACGACGCCCTGTGGCCTGAGCTGATTGCTCGCCTTGAAGCAGAGATCGCCTAATGGCGCACGCAAAGCTTAGTCCGTCCGGCGCGCACCGCTGGATGGCCTGTTCGGGCAGCGTCGTTCTCGAGGCGGAGTACCCAGACGACAGCAGCGTCTACGCCCGTGAGGGTACGCTGGCGCACGAGATTGCGTCGGAGAGTTTGCTCAACGACACGTACACGCCCGTGTACCTCGGCACCAAGCACACCGTCGACGGCTTCGACTTTACCGTCGGGCAGGATATGATCGATCACGTTCTCGACTACATGAAGCTCGTCCGCGAGCTGTCGCAGGGCAAGACCCTGTATGTCGAGAGCAAGGTGCCAATCGGCCACCTGACAGGCGAAGAGGGAGCCACAGGCACCAGCGACGTTGTCATCGTGGACGTGGCGGGCCGCAACCTGTCGATTGTCGACCTGAAGTACGGCGTGGGCGTTGCTGTGGACGCGACAAACAACCCGCAGCTCATGATGTATGCGCTGGGCGCATTGGAGATGTACGGCGTCCTGTGCGACTTCGACACGGTCAGCATGTACATCCACATGCCCCGCCTCAACTATGTCGGCGAGTGCCACATGACGACAGAGGATCTGCTCAAGTTCGCCGATCAGGTGCGCGAGGCGGCAGGGTACGTTCAACTGGCCCAGAGCCTCGACATGTCAGATCCCACCGACGATTTGGTCAAGGGCTTCTTCACCCCCGGTGAGAAGCAGTGCCGCTTCTGCAAGGCCAAGGCGACGTGCCCAGCCCTGCGTGCGGAGATGACCGAGGTCGTCGGCGGATCGGCTGCGGCCACGCTGGATGAGTTTGAGGCTTTCTTACCGGAGGTGCCAGACATGCAGACAGGCGACAACTATCTGTCCATCGCCATGGCGAAGGTCGGTCTGGTCGAGGATTGGTGCAAAGCCGTCCGCGCCGAGGTCGAGCGTCGCCTGTTGGCGGGGCAAAAGATCGACGGCTTCAAGCTGGTCGAGGGCCGCAAGGGCAACCGCAAATGGAAGGATGAGGCTGAGGTCGAGGCCCTGTTCAAGTCTTTCCGCCTGCGGCAGGACGAAATGTATGATATGAGCTTGATTTCCCCGACAAAGGCGGAGAAGATGTTCAAGAGTAACCCCAAGCGGTGGGAGAAGGTCGAAGCCCTGACCTCCCGCAGCGACGGTAAGCCATCTGTGGCATTTGCCTCGGATAAGCGGTCAGAATTGACCGTTCAATCGGTCGCTGATGATTTCAGCGATCTTATTAAAACTGCAAACTGAAGAAGTGGATAATTGATAATGGCTACACGTATTATGCTCAAAGGCATCACACTGGCGTTTCCGGCTCTGGCCGAACCGCAGGCATTTGGCGAGGGCGAGCCAGCCTATGGTGCCAAGTTCCCAATCAAGCCAAATAGCGAACAGCAGAAGGCCATCGAGGCTGCTATGCTGGCCGAAGCTAAGGAAGCTTGGAAGGACAAGGCCGACAGCGTTTTGTCGATGCTTGAAGAAGATGGCAAGGTTGCCTTCACCAAGAAGGTTTACCGCTCGAAGAAGACAGGCGAAGCCTATCAGGGCTTTGACGGCATGCACTATCTGTCTGCCCGCAACGCCAAGACCCAGCCCACCGTGTTCAATCAGTACGGTGAAGAGCTGAGCGGCAAGAGCGAGATTGAAGCCAAGGCGTTCAGCGGCGCGCTGGTCAACGCTTCGGTCGAGATCTGGGCGCAGGACAACAAGTGGGGCCGTCGCATCAACTGCTCGCTGCGCGGCGTCATGCTGACCGGCGAAGGTGAGAACTTCGGTGGCGGTTCCGCTCCAGCATCGGCGGACGAGTTCGCTGGTCTGGCGAAGGCTAAGGCCGACGCGGACGACATCCTGTGAGCGAGGTAGGACACAATAGTGCGGGCGATCAGCTCCGTCTTCTAGTCGAGCGCATCGAGCGTCTCGAAGAGGAGAAGAAGGGCATCGCGGAAGACATTAGGGACGTGTACACTGAGGCTAAGGCCCGTGGATATGTGCCGAAAATCCTCCGTGAGATCGTGCGCATCCGCAAGATGTCGAAGGAAGATAGGGACGAACATTTCGCGATACTCGATACCTATGCCTCGGCTATTGGCTTAGACCTACTTTAGGTCTATAGTCATGGTACGCCCGCTCTCCTCATGTATCGTCGGCGGGCGTACCTTCTTTCTGGCGAGCCGCGCGCGGGTGCGGGTTGCTCCTGCGTTGCTGATAACCGAAGCGCGCGGCTCACCTGAAAGAAGGAGTTATCAGCATGACAAAACGCACAATCCCAGAAATCCGTGAGCTTATTTACGCGTTGACCGCTGAGAGCGAGCAGCTCGCCAAGCGTCAGGTGAAGATCGCCAAGGAAATCGCCAAGCTGGCCGAGGAGACGACGCGCCGTTCGCCCGTGCGTGTGGCTCCGCACCGCCGCCGGAGGGTGACACCCGCCATTATTGCTTCGGTCAAGGCTATGGCAGCACAACACCCTGACATGCTTTTCGACGAGATCGCACGCGCGCACAACATCGACGGCGGACGCGTGTCCGAGATCTTGGCTGGTAAGCGCGGATGAACGTCCTTTATCTAGATCTGGAAACCTTTTGCGCCGTCAACATCAGGCACGGGGCGTATCGCTACGCTGAAGAGGCGGAGGTGATGCTGGTAGCGTGGGCGTGGAACAACGAGCCGGTCGACGTGTGGGACACGCAGGACATCCCTGATTGGCGCAAGGCGCTACAGGAGATGATCGACCATGCCGACAGCGTCGTCATCCACAACAGCAACTTCGACCGCACCGTCTTGCGCGAGCAGGACGTGCATATCCCCGTCGAGAAGATCGTCGATACGATGGTGCTGGCCCTACAGCACAGCCTGCCGGGCTCTCTGGGCCAGCTCTGCGACGTCCTGAACGTGCCCACTGATAAAGCTAAAGACAAAGCAGGTAAAAAGCTGATACACCTATTCACCAAGCCGTGTCCCAAGAACTGGAAGTTGCGGCGAGCAACACGGGAGACGCACCCCAATGAGTGGACAGCCTTCATCGAATATGCCCGACTTGATGTGGACGCGATGCGCGACGTACATGGACGCCTGCCGCATTGGAACGATACTAGCTATGAGCGCAACCTATGGCTCACAGACCAAAGAATTAATGACCGTGGTATCGCCGTCGACCTCGATTTCGCACGATCCGCTCTCCGAGCTTTTGACCGAACTTCAAGAGCTCTGGCCGCTCGTGCAACCCATCTGACTGGCGGCAACGTCACCTCGGCCACGCAACGGCAGCGGCTGCTCGACCATTTCAAGGACAAGCTCAACTTCGAGCCTGAAGATCTGACGGGTGGCACTCTCAGCAACTTGCTCGGTGGGGATCTCGATCCGCAGGTGCGCGAGTTGCTGGAAATCCGCCAGCAGGCCGCAGCCACCAGCCCCGCCAAATACACCGTGCTGCTCAACGGCACATCACGCGACGGTCGCCTGCGCGGCCTGATCCAGTTCTGCGGCGCGGCGCGCACAGGGCGCGATGCGGGGCGTCTGTTCCAGCCGCAAAACCTGCCCCGCTCGCCTGACTGGTTCGACGACGTCGTGCAAGAGACGACGGTCGCGGCGTTTAAGGCAGACTGCGAAGATCTCATCTGGGACAACATCAGCGAGCGTTGCGCCTTCGGCGTGCGCGGCGCGTTGATCGCGTCTCCGAGCAAGAAGCTGGTCATCGCCGATCTGTCGAACATCGAAGGGCGCGTGCTGGCGTGGCTGGCGGGCGAGGATTGGAAGATCAAAGCCTTCAAAGCATATGACAGCGGCGACGGGCACGATTTGTATAAGGTGACCGCTGGACGCATCCTCGGCAAAGATCCGGGCGACATCACAAAGACCGAGCGGCAGCTTCAGGGCAAGGTGCCTGAGCTCGCTGGGGGCTATCAGGGCGGCGTCGGGGCCTATCGTAAGATGGGCGGCGCAGTCTTTGACGCGATGACCGACGAGGCCATACAGGAGATCGTCACGGCATGGCGCAAGGCGCACCCGCGCACGCGCAGCCTGTGGTACGACATGGAGGCGGCTGCCCGCGAGGCAATCAACAATCTGGGCGAAAGCTTTGGCGTGCGCGATCTGATCACGTTCGACGTCAAGGCGGACACGCAGGGCATCGCATGGCTGCGCATGCGGCTGCCGAGCGGTCGGTACTTGTGCTATCCGAGCCCAGAGGTGTCGGAGAGCGGCAAAATCACGCATGAGGGCATGAACCAGTACACCCGCAAGTGGGAGCGCCTCGACACCTATGGCGGCAAGCTGACGGAGAACGCAGTGCAGGCAATCGCCCGCGACGTCTTCATGTCCGGCATGCTGCGCGCCGAGGTCGACGGCTTCGACGTCTGCATCCGCGTCCACGACGAGTTGGTCTGCGAGACACCCGACGATCCGTCGTATACAAGCGAGGGTCTGGCCGCGCTCATGTCCACCAACCCAAGCTGGTCGGCGGGGCTGCCCCTGTCGGCTGCGGGCTTCGAGACCAAGCGGTACAGGAAGGACTAAAACTATGGCATCGGAATACAACATCACATTCTTGCACGGTTTCATGGGGCCGGACGGAGGCGCGTCGTTCAGCTTCAACGCTGACACGGACGGCGAGCTGAGCCTGACCAAGAAAGAGGCTTTTAAGGCGGCGTTCAGCGACCAGACAAAGATCCGTATGGCCGACGGCAGCAACAAGCCGAAGTGCGAGGCTGACCGCGCATACTTGCACTACATCATCGACTGTTGGCTTGACGACAAGCCAGTCGATGCGCAACCCGACGAGATCAGCTAAGCGTGACCCCCGCAGGACGCCTACAGGACCATCTCAAGCGCGTCGTGCAGAAGAGCGGCGGTCAGTACCGCAAGGTGCGCTGGGAGGGCCGCAGGGGCTGCCCAGACTGCTTTGTGTGGTGGACGTGGCCCAAGGCGGCCTTCATCGAGATCAAAGCCGACGGCGACCGTGTCAGCGGGCACCAGCAGCGGGAGATCGAGCGCATGAGAAACGACGGTTTTCCGGTGTTCATCGTCCGGTCGATAGAAGAAATCGACGAAATAGTGAAAAAAGTGCAGAAAGGGGTTGCAACCTGACGTTGCATATGCCACTAAGGGGCATCAGCAACACGGAGTTACCAATCATGTGCAACGAAATTAACTGCTCACACGACTTTGACGATGCCATTGATGACATCTTCGGCACGTCGTCCGTCGCGCCAAGCTACGTTCTGGCCGACGCGGAAGTCACCCGCGCCCAGCGCGCAGCCACCACCTACACCGAGAAATGCCCCTCGTGCCGTGGCACGGGCCGCTTCGTAAGCTACAGCGGGCGTGTCGTTGGCGACTGCTTCAAGTGCAAAGGCGCTGGCAGCCAGACGTTCAAGACGTCCGCAGAGCATCGCGCTAAGGCCCGTGACGCTGCCGACGCCCGCAAGGCGAAGGCCGCTGCCAGCGCCGCCGAGCAGGCTGCTGCATGGCTCGAAGCCAATCCGGTCGAAGCCGAGTGGCTGCGTGAGCCCATCAAGGGCGACTTCACCTTCCACGCCGACATGCTCGCGTCGCTGACCAAGTACGGCAGCTTCACTGAGCGTCAGGAAGCCGCCGTGCGCAACGCCGCAGCCAAGTCTGCCGCGCGCAAGGCGCAGTGGGCGGCAGAGCGCGCCGAGCGTGACGCCAACAAGGCCGACGTTAACATCAGCCGCATCGACGAAGCTTTCACGTCCGCCGTCAAGGCTGGCCTGAAGTTCCCCAAGCTGCGTTTGGACGACTTCACCTTGTCCCTCGCCAGCGTCAACAGCCGCAACGCTGGGGCGATCTACGTTAAGCAGGACGACTTGTACCTCGGCAAGATCGCCGACGGCAAGTTCACCCGCAGCCGCGACTGCGACGCCGACATCGAGGCGCGCATCGTCGCCGCCTGCGCCGACCCCGCTGCCGCCGCCGAGGCTTACGGCAAGCGGACCGGCAAGTGCTCCTGCTGCGGTCGCGAGTTGACCAACGAAGAGAGTATCGCTCGCGCCATCGGCCCCATCTGCGCAGAAAGGTGGGGCTGGTGACCTTCAAACCACACGACTATCAGGAAGAGGCCCTCGCGCACCTATACAAGGAGCGCAGGGCAGCCCTGTGGATGCCGATGGGCGGCGGGAAGACCGTAACCACCCTGACGGCTCTAGAGGCCCTCTCCGTGGTCGAGGACGTCTATCCGGCCCTTGTGCTGGCCCCGCTGCGCGTTGCGCGCTCTACGTGGCCTGACGAGGTCCAGAAGTGGCCGCACCTGTCGCACCTGCGCGTCGGCGTCATCACCGGCACGCCTAAGCAGCGTCAAGCGGCGCTTGACACGCCCGCCGACATCTACACGACCAACTATGACAACCTTGTCTGGCTGCGGAAGGCGGTGGGCAACGCATGGCCCTTTAAGACTGTGATCGCGGATGAGTTCACGCGCCTGAAGTCCTTCCGCTTGCGGCAGGGCGGATCTCGCGCTCGGGCGTTGGGTGAGGTGGCGCACACGCACGTCGACCGCTTCATCGGTTTGACAGGTACGCCCGCGCCAAACGGCGTCAAGGATCTGTGGGGCCAGATCTGGTTCCTCGACAAGGGCGAGCGTCTAGGCCAAAGCTTCTCCGCCTTCGCCATGCGCTGGTTCCGCAAGGGGTATGACGGCTACAGCCTCGTACCCTACGATCACACGCAGACCGAGGTCGAGGAGCGGCTCAAAGACATCTGCCTGACCGTGCGCGGCCTGCCGGTGGACGAGCCAATCACCAACCCGATATACATCGACCTGCCGCCCGACGCGCGGGACATGTACACGGACATGGAGACCGAGATGTTCGCGCAGATTGGTGAGGAGGGTGTCGAGGCCGTCAACGCGGCGGTGCGCACGCAGAAGTGTTTGCAGCTCGCCAACGGCGCGATGTACGTGGATGACGAGGGCAACTGGGAGCCAGTTCACGCGGCCAAGCTGGATGCGCTGGAAAGCATCATCGAGGAAGCCAACGGCGCGCCCGTGCTGGTGGCCTACAATTTCAAGCATGACTTGGCGCGGCTGCGGGATCGCTTTCGTAACGGTCGGGTCTTGGACGCAGACCCTGACACAATCAGGCAGTGGAACGCTGGGCAGATCCCGATCCTGTTTGCGCACCCTGCGTCGGCAGGCCACGGGTTGAACCTTGCCGACGGGGGCAATATATTGGCCTTCTATGGGGTCAACTGGAACCTCGAAGAGCATATGCAGATTATTGAGCGCATCGGCCCGATGCGGCAGAAGCAGGCGGGCTATGATCGCCCAGTCTTTATCTACCCTATCCTCGCCCGCAACACGGTCGATAGTCTCGTTATGCACCGCCTCACGTCCAAGAAGACGATACAAGAGGTTTTGTTGGAAGCACTGAAACGGAGAACGAAATGAGCAAGAGCTTTATATGCAGTTTCTGCGATGTCGAGCACGACACAGTGAAGCTGGCGCTGGACTGCTTCCAGTCGCATGCGACACCCAAGATGCCAGAACCGAAGGCCGCCGAGCTGCTGGGCCGCGCTGCGGCGCACATGCACGACCGATCCGCGACCTATGACGAGCCAGAGGGCGAACGGTCAATGGGCAAGATTGTGACGGCCTTCAACGCCATCACAGGCCGCGACCTGACCGAGAGCGAGGGCTGGATGTTCATGCAGCAGGTCAAACTCGTGCGCCTGTTCACGCGCAGCGAGTATCACGCCGACAGCGCCGAGGATAACATCGCCTATGCCGCGCTGCTGGCCGAAGCCAAGGGAGAGGGGCGTTGAGCGAAGATAGTTACGACAAGGTGTTGGTTGCGTTAAACATGCCGCGCACCCGCGAAAACTATCTGTGGGTTATGTACGACGGCAACATACCAGAAGACTGGGACGAAGAGGCCGAGGAGCAGTTACCCCTCGACCTTCGTGTTACTTGACTTGGAACATGCGGCGCACAGGCTTGCCGAGTAGTTCTGCAATCCGAAGGCGGGCCTCGTCTGGTGAACTGGAAGTATTCCAGATGTCGGCGATGGCGCGCTTCAACTCAGGTGTTTTGCCCTCTTGGCCCCACAGATCGCGAACGCCTTCCCACGTAGCGGACTGCACTTCACGCGGCGTGTCGAAGCCCATTTCCTTGGCCGCCAGCGTGTGCATGTCCGATAGCGGGCCGTACAGCCCCTTAGAGCCGGTACGCGCTACGTCCGCTGCAGCGGGTGGCATTCCTTTTCCAGACGGTCCAAGGCCCATCGCGCGATAGACAATCGGGTCGTTCCCGCCGCCGGGGAAAAGGCTGGCCGCGCCCGCGCTGTGCGTGTCAATCGTCGAGATCGGCGCTTCGCTGTAAGGGTTGGCGATGTTGTTGTAGAACGACGGAACTTTGCCGCCGCCGAGAAGTTGGGCGTTGATGTTTTCCATCGACGGGTTGTCCAAGATCGCCAGCGCCTTGCTGACGCTGTCGCCGCTGCCCCACGTCATACCGCCATACGGATCGCCGTATTCGCCCGACAAGTCGATCTTGCGGACAACAGGCGAGTTCCGTGTAGCATCGGCCAGAGAGACGCGAGCAAACTTGTCGAACTTGTCGGTCAGTTCCTCATAAGGCATGGACGCGATGCGCTCCGCGTACTCGGGACCGCGTGCGGCGACCGCACCGGGAAGCTTCATCGTGTCGATACGGTTCTGGATGTACCGGCGGGCCTCTGAGGGGTCAGTAGCGAACTTATCGCCGTACATATCCATCAGACGGTCAAGACGAGCTACGTTGATGTCCCAAGGCGTCTGCGGGGAAGTAACCGCAGTCACGCCGTACCCAGCTTCTGGGGGAAGGCCAGCCCGCGCTGCGGCGCGTTCGGACACCATCTGTGCTGTCGGGTACCAGCCGCGTGCGGCATCGACCTTATCGGCGGGCATGAGGTCCGTCATGATGAACTTCAGGTTGTCCGCGCCACGGCGAACGCCCTCCTCGTATATCCGTTCGGGACTTGCGCCAGCCATACCGCGCATAAACGGCTCTTCGGCAAGCATGCCCATATTCTTTTCAAAGGCGGCAGGCGCAGCGCGCAGTGCTTCACCTGTTTGGATAAGAAGCCGCTCGTCTGGGTTGCCTTGGGTCGCGTAGTTCGGCGCGGTAGGACGCCGTGTGCTCACCATGAAAGGGCTGTCGGCCCCCGCTAGTTGTGCAGGGCGCGTTACTGCTAACGGTTTTGCCTTTGGGCCCTTAACAGAGGGCACAGGGGGTCTAATCCGGCTGGCTTTTTCTTCAGCTTCCCTAGCTGCTTTCCGCGCTGCCTTAGCGGCGAGACTGCTCAACCTACCCATTGACTTCTACCTTCCCGCCCATGTTGTACTGTTTCATGATTTCTATCAGATCTGGGTTCATAACAACATAGTTTTCAGAGCCACCGCGCGTCAATACGCGTGAACTGGGGTCCAGATAACGGATGCCGGAGAGCCCAGCTCCGGTCAGCATGTCGGCCATCGCCTTCGGTTGGATGTCGCTGCGGAAACTGAGCCGGTTGTAAGCATCGCCACCTGTCATGGGGTACTTGCCGTGCAGCAAATCTTTGTCGTTAATCCCATACCGCTGCAGCAACGAGCCCAACGCGCCCAGCACTTGCGGTTGCTCCCGCAGCGGCGTGTCCCACGACAGCATATTGGCAGGATTGACGTCCAGCCCGACTTGGTAGAGCGCGCCGGGGGCGTCCCACTTGCCCGCGATTTCGCGGTTGAACCAATCAGCCGTGTCTGGCGCGTAGTCACCCGCTGCCATGGCTTTTTCAACGTCCAGCAAGTCGCCGGTGTTGATGATGTTTTCGAGCAACGCGGCTTGGTCATACAGTGGTCGGCCTGCCGAGATGGGCAGCCGGTCTGCTTTTTCCAACAAGTTAGAGTACACAAGGTTTGCGTCAACGCCGCCGATGGTTGGATTAGCCACACTGGCAGGCCTGTTGCCTTGGCGGTACGTGCGAGCTATGTTTGGTGCTTCGGTTGTGTAGATGCCGCGCCCGTACATTTGCGGCCCAGCCCCAGTACCCAGCTTATCCAGACGGAAGCGACCGAGGGGGAGATCCTCGACAACTTCCAACCCCGGAGAAACGCGCAGGTCCGCAGGCCTTGGTCGATAAAACTCGAAGCCGTCGTCAACATTGCGGACCTTCACCTCTGGCTCGAAACGGTGCGGCGTGCCGTGGTACACCTCGAGCTTTGGGCGAGGTGGCTTGGGTCGTGCGGGTGTTGCGGCAACGCGCTCAGTGGCGACCGCAGCCTTGCTCTTAGCGGCCTGCGCTGCCTTCCGCGCAGCTTTAGCAGCGAGGCTAGAAAGGCGGCCCACTATTTTAGGCCCTTCTTAGCAACTAAAGCGGCGCTGCGCGCTTTACGGGCAGCGTTACGAACGCCGGGGATTACCGCAAGAGGCGGCAACACGCTGGCCGCGTCGACCATGCCTTGCATCCGAGCCGCTTCAGCGTTGTCTTCAACGTAGGGATCGAGCATCTGCGAACCCTCGCGCATGCGGGCGTAATCAGTAAGAGCGGCTGGTGCAGGCATCGCGCCGTAGAACAAGGTGTTAAACACAGCGCCATACGGATCGTCTCTGACCGCCTCGTAACCGCTGCGGGCGAGGTTACTAACATCCTGCGCGACGCCCATGGGCGTGCTGCGCTGGAAGTAGTTACCAACAGCGCGGAGAGCGCCGGGCGTCTCGCGGACAACAGCGGCAGGGATTGCTTGCGGTTTATGGAAAGCTGCGGCGTATCGCACTGGCATCTGCACGTCGTCCGGCTTACGAGCGCCGACACCGCCAGCACGGCGGAAACGATTTTCGTTCGACCGCACGCCAGCTTCCACGATTGCGCGGTTGTTGCCCAGTGGCTGCAGATTGCGGCGGATGCGCTCAACTTCTTGGGGCGAGCGGCCTTCGACGTTGCGGGCAATCCACGCAACGGCGTTGGCTGGCGTGATGCCGTAGCGGTCAGCCAGATCCGCCGCAGCGCCGACGAGGTCGTTGCCCCGACGGCTGGCCGCCATAACGAGATCATCGTACCAAGAGGTCTGCTTATTAGGCATTAGAACATGCTCGGTGCCATGACGATGCCGCCGCGCGCAAATCCGGGCTGCTCTTCTTCAACGGGCTGTTCGTTGTCTTCGCCTGTATACATCTTCAAAAGCTCGGTCAGATCCGTTCTGCCCTCCCCCGGAAGACCAACGCGGTACTGCTCAAGCGACAGCGGCGCGCGCTCTAGCAAGGTAGCCTGCGGTATGGCCGTTGCGGCGTAGCGCGCCATCAGGGCGTTCTTGCGCTCTTCAGGAGTGACCGTCGTGAGGGTGAACGGGTCTTGCTGGCTCTGGATGATAGGCTGCATGCCGAAGACGGCGCGCTTTACGCTCGGCGTATACTCCTGTACCAGATTGACTGCCTTCGGAATGTACTGATCCGCGCCAATCATGCGACCCGCTGCGCCAATACCGCGCTCTGCTGCGCCGTACTTTTCGCCCAGCTCATAGGCCTTCATGCCGAGGCCGCGAGGCGATAGCGTGGAGGCGAGAAGAAGCTCAGGAGAACCCGTAGCAGCACCCCCAGTCGTCATCATGCTTGGTGCCATGCCACGGGGTTCAGTGCTCGACAGGTTGCGTCCTGCCAGCATGTCCCCAAGACCCTTGCCGCTTTTCGTGCTTTCCAGCAGTTGGATAACCGAGTTGCCGCGCGGGCCTTTACCGGACTGCGCACGCATGAGCTTCGAGAGGGTGGTATCTGCACTCTTTGCACCTGCACCAATCGATGCCTTCACGTCGGCGAGTGTATCACTCGCAAAACGATAATCGCCCATAACCTTGGAGTATAGGGGAGCTTTTGCGTTGATGGTGGCGTTGATTGACTTTGCGACATCGTTCGCGACCTTGAACTCAGGCGTACCGACTTGGTAGCGGCTGCCGATTTCCTTAATCGCGCGCTTCATCGCATCAAAGTCTTCGATGCTGTTCAGACCCTTGTCGAAGAACTCCATGTACTTCGCGTCGATTTCGTCCCACACGCCGCCAGCACCAGAAATGTCGATGCCTTTATGCCGCCCAACATTGCGGACGCCTTCAATAGCCTGTTCGACATCGTCAAAGGACAAGATTTCTGGATTTTGCTTTAGCTTCTTCATGCGGCGCGTATAATCACGGCTGCGGTTCAGATAGAGTTCGCTAAGGGCTGCGTCGGCCTTAGCCAAGGGGTCGAGAACGTCGCCCGTTTCCGTTGCTTGCTCAACAAACTCCTGAGATCCGCGCTTACCAGCACTGAAGGCCTGCTTGACGTCAGCGCCCGTCGCACCAACCATGCGGGCAGGGGCGTTCACAGCGAGCTGTTCCGCCACATTGCCAAGGGCCTTTGCGCCAAGTTTGGTTGTGCCAACCGCCAAGCGTGTTGGGTCCAACTTACTCGCACCAGTGGCGAAGCCTTCAGCGACACTGGCGAAACCTTCAGCGGCTTTGGCCGCGTTCGATAGTGCGCCAATCTTCCCGACCTTGGACGCAAGGCCCGCAGTCTTCGCAAGGATCGTAGCACCCCCCGTTGCGAGGCCCGCGATGTCAGCGGCGATAGACGCTGGGTCTGTCATGAGGGCCTGTTTGAAGCCCTCAATGCTGCCGTAACGATCAGTGTAGTATTTCTTCAGGGCCTCATACTGGGTGTCGTCTGTGAGGCCAGTCGCGCCGCCAACGACCTTCACAAGGCTCTCAACCGTGTCAGGCAGATCGACAGTCAGGGCCTTGGCCGTATCGTATGCAAGCTCAAAGGTGCTCGGGATGAAGTTCAGCGCCGCGCCGCCGAGCACTTCGCCCCAGCCGAGCTCGGTCTTGCCCCCAGCATTGGCTTGAACGCCGAGCATCTTCTGCGCGTCCTTGTCGGCCTGCTCATAGCTAAAGTCCGAAAGACCTGCGCCATCACTGGTCTGCAAGTTCATGCCAGTGTCGAGAGCATTCTTTACAAAGTTCTCGTCTGGTTCGCGGCCAGTGGCGTTATAGTATGCGCTGCCCATGAGTGCGGCAAAGTCCGTCGGGTCGAATGTGCCATCCTTCTTGGTCTTCGCAACATACGCCTGAAGCGCCTTCACATCTTCAGGGACGAAGCGGTAGGACTTGATGTCCGAGCCAAAGGTCTGGATTTCTTCTGGCCCGAGGGCCTCGGCCAAAGCTTCGGGGGAGATGCCGAGGCGGTTGGCGACTGTCAGTCGGTTCCTGATGACCGTGCCCATGCCGTCCTGAAAGACTTCGTCGCTCGCCGCAGGGTCAATCGCGTCCTCAGTACTGTAGAGCAACTGAAGTTCACGATCCGACACGGCACCCAGTGCCGCGCCCGTTGGGCTTTTGGCGCGCATGTCTTGCAGTTTGGTAAAGGCCGTGTTCGCCTGAATGGGTTTGAGAAGCGCAAGGACGCTGTTTGCCGGAGAGCCGGAGAATACAGACGCTGACGTGATACCCTGCCCGAGGCCGCTTGCGCCGAACATGTCACGGCTAAGCTTGCGTGCCTTAACAGCGTTCCTGATTTCTGTCAGAACAAGGTTCTGCGCCTCGATCAGCGCGTCGCCGACCGGACGGTTGCGCATGAGCGCCTTTGCCTTTTCCAACGCCATGCGAGCGGCTTCAGTCTTAATCTGCGCCAGCTCCGCGTCAGACTGAGCTTTGCTCGCCTTGGCAGGAAGCAGCGTCCGCGTCTGTTCGGCAGAAGCTGCCGAGGATGCGGCCCCCGCTTGCTTTTGCCCAATGCCCGCTTCGATTTCCCTTTCTTTCACGGGGGAACCGGGCTGCACAACGATGCTGCGCGAGGGGGAGCCTTGGCCTCCTGCCTCCTCGTAGCTTTCCCACCAATCTTTCTTTTGAGCCATAGCTTTTACCTTCCGGGGATCGGGCGGGGTGTCTGGTTCGGATCGTCCACCGCGATGAAGTATCTGATTTCAGGCGGCAGCCTGATCATGTCGGCTTGATTGCGGATGTACCGCGTGTTCTCAAGCGTCGGGCCGTTCCCCGCTGCGGTACCCTGTTGCCCATTCGGGAAAACAGGCGTGATAGTGACCTTGCCCGACGGATCTTCAGTGCGGATATACTGCGGCTTGTTCGCCGCTGCGCGCGCCTTGATAACGGCCAAACGGTTCTTGAGCGCCTCGCCTTCCGCGCCCAACTCGCCCGTCTGATACTGCTGCTGAAGCTTCATGAGAGCCTCGGCGCGCTGCTCTTCAGCGGTGCGCTGCGCTTTGGCAATCTGGCCGAAGACAGGGCTGATGTTCGCCAGTGTGCCCTTAAAGCCGGGCATGCTGGTTGGGCTCAGAAAGGCCTGAGACATTGCGAAGAGCTGCTCGGACAGGCTGGGTCCGCGATAGTTCTTCTCGATGTAGGCCTTTGCGTCATTGAACTGCTTCAACCGTTGGTCCTGTGCCTTCTTCATGAAGGCAAGTTGGTCTTGTTCCCAGTCGGTGTAGGTATCAGACTTGGGGCCACCAACGGCAAGGCTCGATCCCTCTTCGCCTGTGTTGTTTGCGGCGTCCTCATCTGCAACAGCAAAATCTGCCTCGGGGTCCATATCGTCTTCTCCACCGGCGCTCATACCAGAAACGGGCCTAAATTCAACTTCGCTTGGGCGGACCGCAAGGTCGTACTTGCGCATGAACAAGTCAGCCGCCTCTTGGCCGTCTTGCGCAACCAAGTCATCATAGTTCTGCTGGGTGATAAAAGTTTTATCCATTAGCCGTAGCCCAGCAACTTGCTGAGGGCGGAGCCTTCCTTAGCGCCAGCCAGCACACCGCCAAGGCCCGACAGAGCGCCTGCGATTGTCGCCGCAGTCGTTGGCGTGCCCTTATAGTCCACGCCGCTGGGCACGATGCCCTCGTCAATCGTCGCGCCGGGTGCTGCGCCCGCCAGACCACGGAACGTGGCGAGGGCCTTGTCGATCTGCTCTTGCGGGTAGCCCTGCTGCTTGAGGAAGTCGCTGTAGGCAACGTCAAGGTTCTTCTGGTTGAGAGCCTGCTGCTCTGCGCCGACGCCCGTGACAGCCTGCGCGCCCTTGAGGCCGAGGGCCTGTTCGGATGCGGCGAGACCGCCGAGCTGCTCTCCGCCTGAAAGGAGGCGTGTGAGGTCGGAAGTTTGCAGGCCGCCGACAATCTGGCCGAGTTGGCCCATGCGCGCCAGATCAGCCGCAGAGAGACCCGCAGCTTCAGTGAAGCCGCTGCGAAGAGCTTCTGTCTGCTTGCCGAGGATGTCGGAGCTGGTGTCGCGAATAGCCCGTGCCGTGTCCGTCAGCATTCCTGATGGCGTTCCCGCACCCTCACGAGCGCCGAAGCCGAGTTGACCTGATTGGATGTAGCGGCCTTCGATAGCGGGGAGAAGGTTCTCGGTCAGGTTGCGTTGGCCCACCTCACCGATCCGCTTGACGACCTGCTCCGTGTATGGGTTCATGTACTGGCCGATGTTGGCGACTGTGTTTTGTCCTGCCGCCGTCAAATATGGCTGGGCGGTGGGCAGAGCGCCGGGGGTAGCGAGGGCCGCTTTGGTCACGTCTGTGGCCGCCGTCAGGCCGGGCTGGTACGCCGTGGCCGCCGTGTTGGTCATCCCGAAGCCCTGCTGCTGGCCCGGTGTAAACTCCGCAACGCGCGGCATCGGAGCCGTCTCGTATGGGCGGTTCTGCACAGCCTGCTGGTTCGACAGGAGCTGCATAGCGTAGTTGGTGTACCACTCGGGCAGCACCGTCTGGCTGGTCGTAGACTTGACCGCAGATCCTGCGGGGATCTGGCCGTTGTTCAAGAAGTCGCTGAGCGCCATTAGATACGTCCTCCTACCAGATAACGCTCTGGCCGTTTTGCATTTACACTGAACTTGCCCTTAGCAAGTTTTTGTCCCTTATGCTTGCGCAAATTAACGCGCAGCCGATCCAGAGCTTCGGCACCCGCCTTGCTCGATCCGTCGCCCAACAAGGCCACGGTCTCTGCGTCCATCACATACTCGCCGTCGGACAGCACCGCAGGGATGTCGTCGCTGCGGCCAGTGCCGGGGCCGGTGACTGCAAAGGCGTTACGCTTGGGCGAGCCGCCCCGTGCGAAGCGCATATTGTCTACGTCGGGAGCGTACATCGCAGGGGCGCTAGGCTCGTTTGGAATAGGTGTGGTGATAGGCGCGCTGATAGGTGTGGTGATAGGCGCGCTGACAGGCGCAGAGCCGGGCTGCGACACGTAGTTGAAGAAGCTCGCCTCGGGGCCGAAGCCGTACCGCGTCCAGTCACGAGGTTGGCCGTTCACTACGGCGAAGTCGGACTGTGGCCGAGCGGCGAAGTTGCCAGTCGCGCCGGGCATGTTCGGTGCAGGAAGCTTGGCCGAGAACAGCGGGTTGAGCGTCCCCTTGCCGCCGCCCGGATACATAACGCCCGATGAGCCGCCCTTGCCGCCCTCAATCAGACCACCGATCAGGCCAACGCCTGTGCTGCCGAGGCGCAGATAGTCGGCGATGTCCGAGAGGGACAAGCCTTTAGTCGCCGCGTCGGAGTTCATATACGTGTCTAGTTCCTCGTCCGTCATCTCCGCACGGTCGGACTGGTCAGACGTGGCATTCGTAGCGTTAGCGGCGGCGGCTGCTGCGGCAGAGGCGGCGAAATCGGAAGGCAACAGGTTTGTCGGGGCTGTGACGACGATTTCTTTTTTGGTGTCGTCAACAGGCTGCTCAACAGGCTCCGCAACGGGCGGCTCAACGGCGGGCTTGACCGCGTAATCGTTTATCAGGTTTTGCACGAGGGGATTGACTGCAAAAGAACTGGCACCCGGCAGGCCCGTTTGCGCCGTGACAACGATGTTGGCGGCGGGCTGCTCTACAGGCTGCTCTACAGGCTGCTCTACAGGCTGCTCTACAGGCTGCTCTAAGGGCTTGACCGCGTAATCGTTGATTAGGTTCTGCACGAGAGGATCGACGGCGAAAGAACTGGCACCCGGCAAACGGCCTGTGACCCTGATTTCCGCCAGAGGATCAACAGGAGGTTCAGCAGGCGGTTCAGCAATCAATCTATCAAGCGTCGACTGCGGCGGCGTCGCCGAAGGGTCCCACGCCGGATAACTGTTCGCGATGGAGTTCGCGAGGGACGATGAAAGAGCGTTGCCCGCTATAGAGGAGGCGAGAGGCCGTATCCCACTAACGATAATTTGATCGGCAGCAGCGTTTGTCAGCGCGCCTGTTCCAGCACCTCCTATCGCGGGAATGCTCCCCACGGCTTTTGACACCCCCTGAGCAATGTCTCCCACAACGGGAACAGCGTTTACAGCTTTGTCGAGATAGCCGCCAATCGGAGTGCCCTTCAGAAGGCCAGCCGTGGCGGCAGAAAGGCCCGCAGATTTGGCGATGTCGCCAATGCTTTTGCCTTGCAGGGCACCAGAGGCGGCGGAGCCGAGGGCGCTTGCGGCCATCGTCGCGCCTACTTTACCAAGGGCTTGGCCGAGGAAACCTGAACCCGGGAGAAGCGCATTCGCCAAAATCGGCAAGCCGATGTCAAGGATGGTGCCGACAGGGCTCTTGTTGACTTTCTCGCGGGCAACATCATTCCACCGCGTGCCACCCACGCTGCCGTCGGAATTTATCGTGCGGTCGCCAGTCTGGATCATCCAGCCAGCCTTGTTACCTTTTTCGTTTGTTATAGATTGACCAAGGGCGACAGCTTGCCGAGCCGCTTCAGGGCCGACGCCGCTGAACAGCACGTTGCCCTTGTTGTCGATGATGCGCACTTCTTGCTCGTCACGGACGCGGAACGTGTTGTCTTGCCCGAAGCCAGTCGCGTTCCCCTTGTTGGAGAGGGACGACGTGATAAGCGCGCCTTGAGGCATCATAAGATCTGGACGTCCGCGACCAGCGTCAAGTCCGGGTGTATCACCAAATGGCATCAGTTTTGTTCCTCAAGCATTGGATAAACCCGCATAGCCCACTCGCGCCAGTCCGTAAATTGAAAGGGGTCAGGCAGGGCGCGCTGCGTAAAGGGGGACGCGCGTACAAACCCTGTGGCCCATCGTTGCCAATCAGCTTCGTCGTCCAGTTTCCCAAACGCCCAAGCGTCATTGGTTGTCAATATAACAGCATCTGCCCATTCGAGCAATGACATACCGATGGGATTGATAGCCATCAGCCGATGACCGTGCCGTCGCCGGGCTGGACGTGCCCAAGAATAAGGCCCATCTCGTAGTTTCCGCCGATGGCATTACTCGTAAAACGGAAGCGCATCTCGCGCCGCTGGTCCTTAAAATAGATGACCTGCTCTTGCGGCGTTTGCGGGTTTTCGTAGATCGTCTTGAGCTCGCCGTTCACTTCCGGCGCGCGAGCGTTGGCGCGGCCCATGACCTGCACGGTCATGTCGCCAGACTGCACGAAGTCAGGTTCCAGCATAAGGACTTGAAGGGCCTTGTTGGTCTGCGACTGGACTGGAAGCGACATGTCGCCCGTCTCGAAGTAGGAGAGGATTGGGTTAACCACTGTGCCGTCAATCTCGTCCGTCCCGACCTCATGCACCCAGAACTTGTAGGGCTGGACAAAGGTCAAAGTGAACGTGGCCGAAGAGCCTGCGCCGCCTGTGACCGACACAGGGTTGGTTGGCGGCGTTGTGTAGCTGCCCGCATTGGTAATCGTTATGCCGGTAATACCTCCGCTGCCGTTGACCGTCGTCACAGTCAGCTCAGTCGGAAAGACATCGATCCCGCCGCTGACGAGTAGGGTGTTGCCCACGGCGTAGCCGGTGCCTGCCGCCGTGATTGTGACCGCAGTGGCCTCGTAATTCTGCTGCTCGACGCCCGACATGAGCGGCTTGCGGAACACGGCAGGGAACAAGCCCGCGCCGCGACCACCGTTGGGCAGCGGCGTGTCGTACCAGATGTTTTCGCGCACGTTGTAGACAACGGCGTGGTTCGGCTCGAGGCTGTCGCCGAACGGGAAGCACCACCAGATCTCGCCAAAGCGTGGCACCTTTACCGCGAACACTTTCTGCCGCTGGGCATAGTTCAGGTTGTCGAAGAAGAAGTTGATGTTCAGATTGTTCTGGACCTCGCGCACGACGCCGTTGAACATCAGGAAGCGGTCGGTCCCAATCCAATAGAAGACGCCGTCGTACTCGATGACGGACTGCGCCGACAGGATTGAGCTCTCGGTGCTGATTGTGTCAAATTGGAAGACTGGCGTTCCGCCTATGTATGTCATACGCACAATGCTGTCTGCGGACCACAAGAGGCCCGAGGGGCTGTTACCGGGGCCGCCGCGCAACGGCATGCCGCGCACGATCTTTTGGCCGGTCACATAGGCATTCCCCGCACCGGAGCTGGTGAAGTCGTCAGGTCCATTCGGAACCGACCACGCAACGTAGCCGTCATTGCCAAAAACAACAGTGTAGGGAGGCAGCGATACGACGCCGCCAGTGGCGCTGAAATTTGCGGGAACAGCCGTAACTCGCGTCAAGGCGGTCGTGGCGAGAAGGTCGCCGACGAAGAGCTCGCCGCCGTCGCTGTTGCAAATGCAGTTTAAGTTCGGCGCGACCTGCGCGACAATCTGGTTGCCGTTGGTCAAATCATAACCGAGGGCAAACTGCCAGAGATTTGCATCGTTAGCCGTGAAGCTCGATGCTGGTGTGCGGTTGCTGATGACGCTCGTGTTGTACGTGCCGTCAATGTAGAACCGTTCGACGCGGTTGGCCGATCCGGCGTGGACATAGGTCAGCAGATCCTGCGTGTACTCCGTGAGCGTGCGGGGCAAGCCGCGCAGGAACTTGTTGACCGAGCGATAGCCGCCAATCTTACGAGGTAGGCCACGCTGAAAGCGGACCCACTGGCCGTCAACGTACTGGTCACCCTCGAACTTGGTGCCGTCCCGCTTGATGCCGGGGAGAGAGCGGATCTGGACGACGTTGTCTGCCATTAGAATACGCTTGCCTCAAGGTCGATTGTTGCGGTGTCGAGTACGGTGCCCGTGCCGATCTTACGTATTTGTACGGTAAACTGACAGAGCTTGCTGTTACCAGTACCAAACTCTTCAACGTACCAGTTCCTCGTAGTAGACAACGCAAGCCACGTCCCAGTGCCGCTACCACCCGACAGTGTACCCGATGTTAGGGTTACCAGTGCTTCATAGTTACTGGATTGGTTTGTAGGCGTACACCACTGTTCAAGGTTTGTTGGGTTGATGCCCCCCGCCTGTACGGACTGCTCGACCTGCCCTCCGGCTGTGAGGAAGTAGTAAGCGTAAGCGTCACTAACACCAGACCCAGATATATACTGATCGGTAATGGAAATAACGACGTTGCTCTTGCCGTAGAAGTTGGTCGGCACGATGATAGCGCCAGACGCAACGCCCGCCAGCGTGCGGACGTCGGTGTCGTTCAGCGAAACCGTGGCGGTAGCGGATTTGCCCAGTTCGAGGTTGATAGACTGCCCCGCAGTGCTGCCGCCCAAGCTGATTGGGCCTGAAGAGTTGAGCGTCATTATTTAACTCCCCGTAGCTCGTCCAGTTCTGCCTTTAACTCTGCAATGGCCGCGAATGCCACTGCGACCAGTTTCTCGTAATCAACAGCCAGTGTGCCATCATCGCGAGTGCGAACGGCCAGCGGGAACATTTCTTGCACGTCCTGCGCGATGACGCCGAAGTCGCTCTTGCGGACGAAATAGCCGTCCTCACCGCCATGCTCTGCGATGTACGCGTCGGTCCAGTCGAACGTCTTGCCGCCTACCGAAGATACGATGCCGAGGGCGTTTTCAATCGGCTGCACGTTCTCCTTGAGACGCGCGTCCGACGAATAGTAGGCCGTGACGTTATTGGTCGCGCGGATCTCGCCCGCCGTACCAGAACCCGCAGTGCCGACGCCAAGGCTGTTGACCTGATAGTTGTTGCTTGTGTTGAGCGCGTTTGCCGTGGTCGCCGTCGTTGCGTTCGTCGCATTCGTCGCGTTGGTAGCGTTTGTTGCATTGGTGGCTGTTGTAGCGGTTGTAGCGGAGGTAGCTGTTGTAGCCGACGTTGCCGTCGCCGCGTTGCCGCTGATGTTAATACCCCAAGTGCCGGATGCGCCTGTGCCGTCTGCTTTAGGAGCACCAACGGTGCTGTAGTCAATCGTGCGTGCTGCCGACCCGTTAAACGTCGTGCCCGCCGCTGCGCCACCTGTGTTGGTGAAGGTTACCGCATTGGTGACCGATCCAGCCGTAGTCGCTGAGGTAGCCGACCCAGCAGTCGTAGCCGAGGTGGCAGTCGCCGCGTTGCCGTTGATGCTTATGCTCCAAGTGCCCGACGCGCCGGAACCAGTGGCCGAGGGAACGCTAAGGTTAGACCGAGCAGTTGCCGCATCGGTTGCGCCTGTGCCGCCGCTGGTGACAGGCAGAGTGCCTGAGACCTGTGTGGTCAGGCTGACGCCAGACAACGTGCCGCCGAGCGTCAGGTTACCCGAGGAGGTGACGGTGCCCGTGAGCGTGATGCCGTTGACCGATCCAGTACCGCCAACTGAGGTGACGGTGCCGGTGGTGGAGCTGGTGCCCGCGCCGATGGCCGAGCGGAACGACGCCGCGTCGAGAGCCGAGACCGTGTTGTCTGCGTTGAAGCGGGGGAACGTAACGGCACTCGGGTTGGCGAGGGTGAACATGCTGCTGCCGATGGCCGTCGCGCCAAGGTTGGTACGCGCACCTCCAGCCGTCGTCGATGCCGTGCCGCCCTGTCCTATGCTCAATGCGGTCGTCAGGCCCGATAGAGCCGTGATGTCGCTGTTTGCACCCGAGGCAGCCGCCCCAAGGCTGCTGCGTGCGCCCGCAGCCGTCGAGGAGGCTGTGCCGCCCTGCGCGATGCTCAGAGGCGTGCTGAGGCCCGATAGAGACGTGATGTCGCTGTTAGCGCCAGAGGCAGCCGCGCCGAGGTTCAGACGCGCACCAGAGGCCGTAGCGCCGCCTGTGCCGCCATTCGTGACGGCCAGAGTGCCGCCAAGCGTCAGCGTGCCGCTTCCAGTGACAGGGCCACCAGAGAAAGAAAGACCCGTCGTGCCGCCCGAGGCGTCGACTGAGGTAACCGTACCGCCGCCAGCCGTCGACGTAATCGTGATTGAGCCGCCGCCGTTGGTGATGCTGATGCCCGAGCCAGCCGTCAGGGTTGCCTTGGTCAGCGTGTTGCCGGTGCTGTTGCCGATGAGCAACTGCCCGTCGGTGTACGAGGTCTGGCCCGTGCCGCCGTTGGCGACAGGTAGCGCAGTGCCTGACAGCGAGACGGCGAGCGTGCCTGAAGTCGTGATAGGAGATCCGGTGACGGACAGGAACGAGGGAACGGTCAGCCCAACGCTGGTCACCGAGCCTGAACCCGTGCCGACGCCCACGCCGTTGATGAAGAGACCCGTCGCGTTGATCGTGCCTGTGCCCTGCGCGCCACCCGTCGGTGCGCCGACCTGCACGCCGCCAGAGGCAGTTAGCGCGGTGATGTCGCTGTTGCTGCCCGACTGGGCCGCGCTGAGGTTAGAGCGCGCACCTGCGGCTGTCGTAGATCCTGTGCCGCCCTGCGCAACGGTCAAGGCCGTTGTGAGGCCCGTGATCGAGGTGATGTCGCTATTCGCGCCAGACGCTGCCGCCGCGATGGCGGAGCGGGCAGCAGCCGTTGTGGATGCCGTAAAGACGCCGGTGCCGATGCCCGTGCCGCCGAGGTTGGTCAGCGCGGAGCCTGCGGTGGTCGCGCCGGTGCCGCCCTGTGAGATGCCGACCACGCCTGCGAATGCCGCCGCAGTCGTTGCGGTGATGATGTCCGTGCCGTCGGAATAGTAGATACCCGTCGTGTTCTGCGTCACAACAACAGGGGATGAGCTGCCCGACACGCGGACAGAGAGGGTGAAGGCACCCGTCGTCTGGTTATTAATCCAGTACTGCTGCACGGTGGCAGGCACGACGACAGTCACGTTGCCGCTCAGTGTGCCTGTGAACTTGTAGGCAATCCGGTTCAGTTCAGATCCGCTCAGCGTGTACGTGCCTGTAGTGACGGCGACAGACGTGTAGTCGAAGGCAAAGACCGCCTGCTGGCCGAGGCCGATGGTGTACCACTGGATGCCGTCGGTCACGATGCTGGCGCTGTCGCCCGGCTGCAAGGTGAGCGTGCTGCTGCCATTGATCAGCTCTGCGCCAGATGGGTCGACGACAAGGTCGCCCGTGCCGCTGTTGCGCAGGTTGATGAACCAGCCGTCAGTCGCCGAGACGGAAGTTGGCAAGTTCAACGTGCCCAGTGCGCCTGTCCAGACAAAAGTCTTAGCGCGGTCGCCTGTGGTCGTCGTGACTGGCGTTGAGGAGAAATCGACAACCTCGGCGTTCTGCGCGAGAGTTGAGCCGAGGGCAACGAGGCCGGGGCCTGCAAGCGCAGAGGCTTGCGCCTGTGCGGTAGCCGCGCCGTAACGGAAGACGCGCCACGTTCCTGCGACCGTTGTGTTGTCCGTCAGGTAAATCTGCCACTGCTCGCCTGCACTCATGCTGAGAATGGCGTTGCCTGCGGCAGTGTCGACCGTGACGATGCTAGGGCCGAGGTTGTTGAAGAGGATCGTCTGCCCGACGCCGACCTTCGTCGCGTCAGGCATGATGATGGTGTAGACGCCAGTCGGCGTTACATCGATGATGCGGGCGACGACGTTGTTGCCGGTGGTGGCCTCAAGCGGCCACTCAAGCGTTACATCGCCAGACAGCGACAGCGGAAGATACGACACGTCCGAGGGGTAGATCGTGCTGCCCCCGAAGACCTGAGTGAACGATGTGGACATTATTAGGCCTCCTTGCGCACAGCGGATCGGTCGAGGATTTTACCAAGGTCTTCGCCGTTTAGCATCGCCGCCGCGCGATCATACATGCTCTGCCAAACTTGGATGCGTTCGTCGTTCTTCAGGAACGGCGTGGCTTCCACCAGCGTGCCGTAAAGCAGAAGCTGTGGAGCGTATTCCGTGACCCAATTCGTCTGCACGCTGTCGTCGAGCAACGGCGGCAATTCGTAATAGAGGATCTCGAAGGGGTAATCTTGATCGGGCGTTGGCGCGATCAACCAGTGGCTATAATCATAGTCGCTGTAGAAAACAGGCTGGTCGGTGTCGAGTGCGTTGGGCCAGTACGTGCGAATATATTCGTAATCGCGCGTGAACAGGAACTTGCGATTGTCACCCGTTGCGCCCGTGCCGATGTTGATCGACACGGTGTCGCGCCAGCGGTCGGGCTTAGGGTAAACCGATTGCCCAGTGTTGAGCTCGCCCGTCACGACATTGATGAAGCCCTGAACCTTGAGTTCACGAGCAATCTTGCGCTCCGCCAAGTTGATGAGGCGCGGGATTTGCTCGTAAACGACAGCGTCAGACGCGAGTGTCGCGCCGCGCTCAAGGTAGCGGCGGACATCCTGTTGAAGGCTCTCGAAGGTCATCGTCGTGGACATAGGGGCCTCTATACCTGTTTTTTATTGGTTTGGACAGACACCGCCTACAGATATTCGGCGAGGGCAGTTGCGATGCCTGCGAAAGTGATAAGAACGGCTGCGATTTTGCTTTTCTTACCGAACTTCGGCGCGTCTCCGGCCATCGGCAAGATCTTGTTGGTGGCTTTCTTGAGGATCGCCTTTTCGGCTTCCTTCTTCAATACGCTTTTCAAATCCATTGTTCTTCTCCTTAGAGCCAAGCAGCATATTTCTTGGTTTTCAGTTTACGGTCTTCAAGGCCGTGGGTTCCGCCATTGATCCGCTTTGTCAGGGCAAGGATCGCAGCGTCGTTGATGCCTTGGTCGCAGATCGACCAGAGCTTGTTTGCGTCAAAGAACCACAGGGCGCTTTCAAAGCCGAGTTCGGTAGCGACGAGGTCTGGATTGTCCAAAATCTCCTGTTCGCGACCAATGTATTTCCCGAATGCGCGGTAGTTGTTCTTCCCGGTGAGCTGGAGCGGACCTCGGCCCCGGTATTTCCAACCGTCACCAGACGCTTCATCGCCGTTGCCCATACGGTTGGCATAGACGCGATTGGCTATGCGCTGCGGCTGACGCTCATACGCCTTGGCGAGTGCATCGGTCGGGAAGTACTTTCCGAAGATGCCGCGCAGTCCCTTCGCGCCGTAGTTCAGGTTTTCGCTGAAGGCCTTAAAGTTGCCGCTCTCGTGCGCCGTCTGGGCAAAGAAATGCGCGGCGCGGTTCTTGTTCAGCTTGAAATGGGCGCAGGCGGATTTCAGTGTCCCCGGTCCGAACGCACCATCTGGATGGCATCCACATTTACTTTGAAGGTTTATAAGGCTCATTTCCCCGCACTCCGCCAATCTGGAAAGTCATTTTCGTCAACTACGCCGTCGCCGTTGGCATCATAGCGCAAATCGTTGCGATACTTTTCCCAAGGCTCCATGTCATCGTCGTCGTCGTCATCTGGCGTGTCGATGAATACTGTATCCTGCGGATCGTCATATGCCTTTGGCGCTGGTGCAACCATATCAGGCGTAAGCGGTAGTGGGTCTGGTTCGGGCGCTACAGGGGCCGCAGGCTCAGGCTCAGGATCGTTGCGGTCTTCTGGCGGCGGTGGAACCAGCTCACCCTTCATGCCCATCAGCGTGGCGTAGGAACCAGCCACAGCGCCGACAACCGAGGTCATGACGTAGCTTAGGAGGCCGAAGACGTCCTTGTTGTCGATGATTTCGTTCGACACGAACAGGCCAACAATCATAGCACAGGTAATGGCGCAGATGACAAACGCCATTGTGCGAGCAGCCAACAAGAGCGCCTTGATGCGCGCTTCCATTAATTTATCTTCCATCATCAGTCCTTTCCGGCCAGCGGGTTCGCCAGCGTCTTTTGAATACGTTCGGCAGTCTCAGCCTCAAGTTCCTTGATGCGACGCTGCTGCTCCTGATCCTGCTGGCGCAGTTGCTCTATGACAGCGCGCTGCATCGCCATGTTCTGCGCGTCGCTATTCCTAACGCTGCTCGACACCGCGTCAACTGTCTGGCGCGTGCCGCTCACGCTGCTGGAAATGCTGCCCGTCATATAATTTAGGGCTTCGCTGTTAATCTTGGTCAGACGCTCGACACTCGTGACGCGCTCATCCAGCACCGAAATGCGTCCTTCAATGCCAGACAGATCCGGCGGCACATAGGCAGCGGTCACTTCCTTCATGGTCAAGAACTGCTGATACACTTGGAAGCCAGCCCAGAGGCCGCCGACAATGGTCGATATAGCCGCGAAGATAATGGCAATCTTGCCGCTGCTCAGGCCACCAATCTTAAAACTGAAGCCGCTCTCATCAAAGGCGACCTTGGGTTCCTCATCTGTACTGCTCATCTACCATCTCCTGCCAGCGGGCATCATTCGTCTGCATCAGTCGATACAATTCAAAGTTTGCGTCTTGCAGCCTACGTCGGCTGTATATATCACGAATTGCGTAAAAGTCAGCCCTATCTTGCAGGGATGTCTGAGTGTACGCAGCGAAGTCCGGCACGGCTCCCATTTCATTGATGGTTTCCGATTGGCCTTCTGACATCTCGTTTTCTGATTTTTCAGATGAGGCGGTTGCCGCAGCGGGCGCGGCGTTGCTTTGACCGCCGACGCTGTTCAAGATTTCAAAGGTATTAGCCATCGAAACAGGGCTGCCCACTGCTATGGCGGCATCGAGCGGTGACGAGCCAAGGCCGACACCGCTGCCGCCTGCAACGGAAGCACTCGACCCAAAATCGACACGCATTTGGAAGCCAGCAAAGCCCTGCACCGATTGTGCGTTGCCTTCAAAGGCCGACGCTTGGCTGGCCTGTTCGGCCTCCTCGAAGAAGGCCGATTGCTGCGCGCTCTCCTCAAGCGCCGTAGCATTTGCTTCTTGCTCCGCGCCCGATGCGTCTTGGCTTTCCAAAGCGTTCTCTGCGCCTTCCAGCGACGCCAAGGTTTCACTGGCTAAAGTTTCTTTATCATCTTCGGGGCCTTGCGCCGCCAATGCAGCCAATTCTTCAGGGGACAGGCGCTCGTCATCAATATCTTCTAAATCCTGTTCCGACACCAGCTCTTCGACGGTGTCGTCTTCGACCGCCTCTTCAACGGCAGCCTCCTCAGCGGCAGCTTCGGCGTCAGCTTCGAGCGATGCTTCGGCAGTTTCCAGCGCCTGTTGCGCTTCTTCAATCTCCTGCTCGGCCACATCTTCCATCTGCACTTCTTCCTGCGGCGTCTGCTCGACTGAAGCCACGGAAGTGTCCGACGTGCTTTCCGTAGGATCAGGTGCGCCGACATCGATGGATGCCGGTGGGCAGGTCGGGTCCATAGGCGTTGCGTTGCAGTCAACAGGCACAACCTCTGGCTCAGGCGCAATCCACGACAAGAGGCCCGACTGGTTCTGTAGGAACTGCGCGTTGCGCCCGTAGAAGAGCGGGATGTTATCATCCGCAGTTGGGCCGGTGAGGCCCGCAGTAAAGTCGCGGTAGCCGGAGAAGCCCAGATTGCCAAAATTCAGTTGTATGTCCCCGTTGGCGAAGAGGCCAATCTCGAAGGTGCTGCTGTTGTTCGTGCCATATTCGTTCACGCCATACCAGCCGAAGAGGATTGAGCCGTCGTCGCGGCGATAATATGGGTTGCCCGTATAGCTGATTAGGTCTGACCAGTAGGCATAGATTGTGTTGCGCTGCGCCATCTCGATAGGCTGGCCGTTGCAGCATAGATGCGCGCCGCTCTGGAACGACACAAAGCCGTTCGACGACACCCAAACGTCACTGAATGTCTGGCCCCAATAATCGAACTCAAAGCCGAGAGCCACGTTCCGCGTGTTATCATCGCCCAAATTGAGCGGTGTCATTGTGGTTGGAGCGCCGAGGATTTGCGGCGGGATTAAGGCAGGTTCGTAGGTCTGCGCAGCCGCAGATGTACTGACCAGCAATGCAGCCAGTAAAGAGATTAGACGCTTAGTCTGCGTCGGGGCGGCGGTCGGCATTTTCTTCCCATGCCGCTGTCGCAGCTTCACCGATTGCGCCCATGAACGGGCACGGTGTTCCGGCCATTTCCATTGCCCTGAAGACGCGGGGGTCTTGGCACAGGAGGCTCACAGCAGCCACGCGCATACCCATGTCGTACAGGGTCTTCGACAGCTTCATCCGCTCGCAGTTCTGATCGCGCACAGTGCGTCCAGCCGACAGGCCAATGATTTGCGTCTGCACTGCGCCTGACTGGCCGGTGGTGCAAAGGTCTTGGCTGTAGGACATCATCGACGGCGCAATGGCGCTGGGTGGCGGCGACTTGATGTTCTGATCGATAACCTGCCGAGAGACGTTCTCGCTATAGCTTTTGCTGTCGGAGACGTTGACGTTGTTGTTCTGGTTGACGTTGTTCGTCGTGCTGTTGATTGTGCTGTTGCTCGTGTCGATATTCCGGTTGGTGTTATCGGACCTGCTGTTCACGCTCTGGTTGATTGTGCTGTTGCTCGTGTCGATATTCCGGTTGACGTTATCCGACGTGCTGGTGTTCTGGTTGATGTTCGTCATCGTGCCAGAATTGATATTAGTGTTCTGGTTGATGTTCGTCATCGTGCCAGTATTTTGGTTGATGTTCGTGTTCGTTGAGACGTTATTGTTCGTGTTCACCGAGGTGCTGGCGCTCACGTTATTGTTGTTGTTCGTGTTGACCGATGTGCTCGTGCTGGCATTGACGTTGTTGTTCGTGTTGACCGACGTGCTGGTGGAGGTGTTGTTATTGTTGTTGGTGTTCGTGCTGGTGGAGGTGTTGTTATTGTTGTTGGTGTTCGTTGATGTGCTGGTGCTGTCCGACGTGCTGGTCGTGGTCGTGTCGTAGACATATGATATTGGCGCAGGGGTTGTCTGCGCGAACACGAGAGAAGCCGCGCTAGTGGCGGCCACAAAGCCAAACAGAACCCGTTTCATCATCGATCCGCCTTGTTGTCTAATTTGTCCTCAATCCGACGGAGGTGGATCATCACCTCGTCGAACTTTTTGTCGATGGCATTGAACTTCTCGTCACCAAAGCCAAGGCGCGCCTCAAGCAACGTCAGACGGCTGTTGAGGTTCACCCATACGGTTATCAGGCCCCCGATAAAGGTCAGCACGGTCACGAGGGTATTGATGTCGAAGTTCATTTCAAGTTCCGTAGCTTATACACCGCCGACAGATACACTTCTGTGACACCGTCAATTAAATTAGCCACTGCGCGGTTGCCCTGACAGATGTCTTCGTGATGCTCTTCAATCCATGCCGCGTCGGCCTCAAGCAGCTTCAGCACGTCGCGTTCAGACACATCGGGAGCGGGTATGTTCCCGATGATGCTGAACGCGCCTTGGTAGGCTTCTACGAGACGGTCGATTGCGTCGATGACGTCGTCGTAGAAGCGGCCCAATGTCTTGTGCTTTGCGAAACTACCATCACCCTTGGCGCGCCAGTGCTCAAAGTGCGCCACGTTGCGTGCGTAGAACACGCGACTGATGAGTTCCTCGATCATGTTACGCGCCGTTCGGAGCGAGTTGGGCGTTTGCCTGCTCCATGATCTTGCGCAGCAGCGGATCGGCTACCTTGTGCGGCAGCTCCTGCAATGCGGCGAGAATGAGGTTCACGTCGTTGACGGCCAGTTCCAGCTTTACAACTGGCTCCTGCTGCACGGCCTGCGCCTGATTGTCTACGTCGAGATGGTCCAATTCGGGGTTCATATTCTGTCTCCTTTAACTAGCTGGTGGTGTCGGGGTTGGTTCTTCCCACGGAAAATCGCCTTCAGGAACGTCCACTACTGGGTCTTTCTCTAGGGCAATCTGCTTGTTGATTTGAGCATCAACGTGGTCTTTGTAGCCGCCCACGACAACGGCTTGTATCCAACCAAGGACGTCAGCCTCGGTCAAATCTTCGTAAGGGATAAACGTAGCGGGGTCTACGCTGGAAAGCGGGAAAGGCGTAGCGCCGCTAAACGTGCCGCTGTCACCGTCTTCGTCTGTGCCGGTGCAGGTCCATGTGGATTGCACAACGACGTTGTCGATGTCGAGCGCGACATCCGTGGTTTTCTTCAAGGACGTGATCGCCCAAGTGTATGTGAGTGCCATATTACTGTTCCTTTGCTTCTAGGGCTTTTACCTTATTTGTGAGTTCTTTTACAGCCTGAATTAACAAGCCGATGGTGGCGTTGTAATCGACGGATTTGTATTCTTCGTTTTCAAAGATTGCTTCTGGAAGAACCTGCTCGATTTCCTGCGCGATGACACCAGCGTAGCGCCGCTCTTTGTCGTCCCTGTCCGTTCGGGTGTAGGTGACGCCGCGTATCTTGTCGAGTTTGTCCAGCGCGCTTGGGATTGTTTCGACGTTATCCTTGATGCGGATATCAGAATAGGCAGTGATGTTTCCGTTCGCAGTTAGCGACCCGCCGACATTGACAGTCGAGGTGTTATACCAAGCAAGGTAAAGGTTATAGCCGGATTGCGCGTCAATATGAAGATTGCCGTTTGAGGTGGAAACGGTGCTGTGGTCAGTCATACCACCATTACCGCCAATCCTTAGATACACACCGTAACTTGAATTAGGCCCAAGGAAAATTTCACCGCGCCCACGGAACGAGGTGGCGGTGGTGTTCGGGTCAATGTAATAACCGGTGTCGTTGCTGTCGTAGAAGACAGGCGCACGAAGGCTGCTTCCAGCTTGGAGGCTGTTGTTGACATATACGTTGCTGCCGCCCAGCGGGTCGCTGCCATTATTAATAGACATGACCTGCGTGACCATGTCGTAGTCGCTATAGAACTTCATCCCGCCGTAGCCGGGATTAGCACCCATCTTGATGCCCGTGTGGAAGGCTATGCGAAGGTCAGGATATGGATGCGTCCACGCACCAGCCTCACGGTAAATAGCGTAAGCGGTAGAATAGTTGCTGCTAAAATAAATGCCGTATTGGGTGTCTACAGATACGTCTTCAATGTTCCGTAAAGTGTAACCAGCAACTGAGTTAAGGACGGATACACCAGCGGCGTCAACGTAGTAGTTGGTGTTGTTGCTGTCGTAGAAGATAGGTGCGCGAAGTGAGCCAGCGCCTTCAGCGTAATCTCCTAAGATTGACAGGGCTAAAGTGTTGCCGCACCAGAAATTGAATGTACCAGCGGAAGAACCACTTGACTGGAACTGCACGTTTGTTGCGCTGACGCTAGGCGTAGGCGCGCCACTATATCCGGTCCTAATCCAGAGGCTTTGCGTACCAGTGGTGCTGAGTAATTGGATACCCGATGCGCCATTTTGGTTAACCCTAAAATCGCCGAGGACATTCGAGCCAGCGTTAGGGTTGATATAATACGCAGTGTTGTCAATGTCATAAAAGATAGGAGCGTACACACCGCTTGAGTTAATGTACGCCATATTACTGCCACCACGGGTACGGAAAAAATGCGTGGTGTTGTCGTGATAATTGGCTGGGTCTGCGCCACCAAGATACAGCCTGATACCGCCATCAGGCGACCGCAGGTACAGATACGAGGCGTCGGTAAAATTGATAGCCTGCGTACCGCTGGGGAACTGGATTTGGCTTAGACGAGCAATGCTGAGGACCGACGTGCTATTCGGATCGAGGAAGTAAGCAGTGTCGTTGCTATCGTAGAATAGGGGCGCACGCATATCGACAGGCGCAGTCACGTACCCGCTTGTGTGCATCAGCAACCAAGAGCTAGTGCGGACGCCGTTAAAACCAGACGAGCATCCGCCAATCCAGAACGTGTTGCCGGTGTCGATACCCATGCCCATCGCGTGCTGGCCAGCGCGGGTGAAGCCGATATATGAATAGTTGTTGTCGGTGCGACGAGTGATACCCAAAAGGCCGTATGGGTCTGGGGAAACGACGCCGCCATCATAGACGTTGAGGCCAGCGGTGTTGTTAATCTGCCCCAAAACGCTGGTGCTGGCCGGATCGACGTAATAAGCAGTATTGTTGCTGTCGTAGAAGATAGGCGCACGGAAGCTGGTGTTAATCTGCGCATAGCCACTTGAAACACCTGTGAAGGTAAAGTCTGTCGCTTCAAACGACATCGGGCCATAAGCAGAGGCATCACGGCTGTATGTTAGGACGTAACCGCGACCGCCGCTCTCACCAATCTCAACCGCCAAACCCGTGGCACTAGCAGAGGCGTCGCCCCACCAACCCGCAGCGCGAACTTGACCAGCCGCATAAACGCCGCCCGCAGTGATAAGTGACGTACCCGTGCTCGCCGGATCGAGGTAGTAGCTGGTGTTGTTGCTGTCGTAGAAGATAGGCGCACGGATATCGACGTTGGCCGTGACGTTGCCGCTGGAGTTTATGGTTAGACGTTCTGTGCCTAGACCGCCACTAATAGCACCGGTATTAAACGTCATTGTGCTGTAGGTCAGGACGTTCAGGTCATTGCTTGTGCCATACCGGATACCACCATCGCCAGAGCTTACTGAACTGATGAGGAGCTTAGAGGCATAAGTGTACGCAGGTTCGAGACGGTACAAAACGTCTGCCCCCGCTGGGCCAAGAGCATGAAATCTCCCAGCAGGCGAACTCGTACCAATCCCGACATTGCCTGCATTGTCGATACGCATACGTTCTGCAAGGGCTGTTGACCCGTTCGTCGTGGTATCGAACACAAGGTGCGTTCCACGGGCCGTGTCTGTCCAATTTTCCGACGCCATCAAACCTATGCGAACTTGGGAACCGCCAGCATACGCCGTTGTTCCGTAGCCCCACGAGGACAGGAAACCAAGGTAGTTACCCGCCGAAACTGCTGTAGGAGCCGCAGCCGTTCCGTTGGCACGCCTTGTATGAATGCCGGGGTTACCTCCGAAAGCGTCTATAAGGACGCGCGTACTCGCAGCGTCAGCCCCTGATACTGTAAGTATTTGTTCCGCGCTGCTGGTAGGAGGAAGCGTACCTGCGTTCACACTTACATGGAATTTAGAAACAGGTGCAGTCGTTCCGACGCCCAAATTACCTGCGTCGGTGATACGCATGCGTTCAGTTATGGCGTTCGCCTGAGTTCCGTCATTGTCTGTTCCGAATACCAGATTGCCCCTAAACCCAGTAGAGCCTGTGGCAACGATACCCGCGTGCGCCCACGCCCCAGTATTGTTGCTATTGTCAGTAAAAACCAACCCTTGCGTAAAATCTACCGTGCCATCAGCGGAGTTGTTGTTAATGTTGAGCGCACCGATATTAGCACCGCGATATGCAGTCTGTGTGCTGCCTTGGAACACGCCTTGCCCAACTACGTCTAACTTTGCCAATGGCGAAGCAGTACCGATACCTACGTTTGTGCCGTTGTCGTAGATGACAGACGCGCTGACAGCCGACGTGCCATTACCCTTGAGGACATAGCCCGACGACAGGGTCGTCGCGCCTGTGCCGCCGTTGGCGACATTCAGCGTGCCTGCGAGCGTAATCGTTCCGCTGCTGGTGACTGGGCCGCCCGATGTGGTCAGGCCGGTGGTGCCACCGCTGACGTCGATGCTCGTCACAGTGCCCGCGCCGCTCGTAGGCGAGGAGATGGTGAAGTTCGGGTACGTGCCCGTCACAGTCGTAGCGCCCGCGCCTGTCAGCGACACGACCTGATCGGGAGCCGTGTTGGTAACGGTGATGGAGCCAGAGGCCGTGATGGGGCCGCCAGAGACGCTGACGCCTGTGCCCGCAGTCAGGTTGACGCTGGTGACGGTGCCGACATTTGACGTGTAGCCCGCAGGGTTGCTCGCAGGATACGCTCCGAGGTTCGACAGCGCGCCAGACGCGTCCGTGGCACCTGTACCGCCATTGGCGATGGCGAATGCGCCAGACGTAATCTGAGAGGCCGCTATGGCTATCGACGAGCTGGATGCAGACGTAATCTGCCCTTGCGCGTTGACCGCGATGAC